CTCCGCGGCCGCGCCCTTCGATGCCGCGTTCGCAGCGTTCGCGGTCACGGTCGCCGGCGGCATGCTTCCCGCATTCACGGGGGTTCCGCCGGCGGCGCCGCTGAACATCGCCTCGCTGCTCGGCACGACGCAGCCGACGCATGCGGCCGCGGCCGCGGCGTTTGCCTCGCTGATCGATACCTGGTTTCGCACGGGCACCGCGACGCTCGTCGCGCCGCCGAATACTTTCGTTCCCGCCTGGAGCTGATGTGACCGACGTTCTATTGCGGCAGACCGACAACGGCGGCGAGATCACCATCGAGGCCGGCCTGCTCCTCATGAGCGAGGGCCTCGAGACCGCGGCCTATCTGTCATTGTTCGGCGGGAACGAGGACGATCCCGCGGGCACCGATACCTCTCGGCAGTGGTGGGGCAACCTGCTCGACGTCGAGCCCGAGCGCCACTATCGAAGCGAGACGCAGGCGCTCGTGCAAAGCCTGCCCGCGATCCCGTTCAACCTGCGGCGCATCGAGCAGGCGGCCGCGCGCGATCTGCAGTGGATGCTCGACGCCGGCGTCGCGACGAGCATCACCGTCGAGGCGACAATCCCGGCGGTGAACCGCGTGCGCGTCGGGCTCGTGATCCTCACGGCGGACGGGCAGCGCGTCGAGCTCTTTTTCGGATGAGGAAAGCATGGCTCTCGTAACACCCACGACGCAGGCGATCGCGAGCAACATCATCGGGCAGCTCGAGAGCGCGATCAGTCAGACGATCCCGCTCTTGCCAAAGGCGTTCAGCCGCGTCCTCGCAAAGGTCCTCGCGGCGGTCTACGTCGTTCTTTACAAGTACGCCGGTTTCTCGCTGCTCCAGCAATTCGTGAGCTCGGCCTCGTTCGAGGAAACCGAGGTCAACGGCAAGCTGATCCGTCCGCTCGTCGAGTGGGGCAGGCTCGTCGGAGTGGGCGACCCGCTGTTTGCGACGCAGGCCGAGCTCGAGCTCGAGGTAACGGTTCTCAACCAGACGGGCTCGCTGCCGGGCGGGACGCAGCTGCTCTATGCGCCGACCGGCGTCGTGTACATCACGACCGCAGCGGTGGCGCTCTCGGCGGCGACGGTAACGGTCAACGCGCTAGCGAGCTCGGATCAGGACGGGGGCGACGGCTCGGGCACGATCGGGAACCTGGAGCCCGGGCAGATCCTACAGTTTGCCGGCTCGCCGCCGAACGTCGCGACAAATGCCGAGGTCACCGGCTCGGCGGAGGTCGGCGCCGCCGGCGAGAGCGAGGACAGCTATCGCGCGCGCGTGCTGCGGCGGTGCCAACGGCGGCCGCAGGGCGGCGCGTACGCGGACTATCAGCAGTGGGGCACCGAGGTCGCGGGCATCCGCAGCGCGTTCCCGTACACCGGCAATCTGCCCGGGCAAGTCGATGTCTACGTCGAGGCCGAGGCCGGGCCCGACGGCATCCCCGATGGATCGCAGCTCGATGCGGTGCGCGACTCGATCGACTTCGATCCCGCCGAGGCGCCCTCGCCCACCGGGCTAGCGAACCGGCGCCCCGCGAACGCGGCGGTGAATGTCCTCGCGATCACGCGCGCCGCGTTCGATGTGGACATCACCGGTTTCGAGGCGACGGATTCGGCAGCGGTGCTCGACGCGATCGAGCTCGGGCTCGATGAGTTCCTGCGCGCGCGGCAGCCGTTTATCGTCGGGCTCTCGGCGCTGCCCCGGCTCGACCGCATCACGCAAGGCGCGGTCGCCGGCGTCGTCCAAGAGATCGCCGAGGCCAACGGCGCGAGCGTCGCGGGCGTGACGCTGCGGCGTGGCGGTTTCGAGATCATCCAATACACGCTCGCCCGCGGCGAGCTCGCAAAGCTCGGCCTACTCAACCCGATCTGAGGAAACATGGCACTCGTTCCCGGCACTGCATACCCCTCGCAAACAGACGTCGATCCTGCCTATCCGCAGGGCAAGGCGCGCAACGCGGGCACGTTCAACGACGGCACCGGCACGCCGCTCGAAAAGCGTTGGGTCAATGACGTATGGGGATTCCTGCAATCGCTGCTCGCGTACGCCGGGATCACCCCGAGCGGCGCGCCCGATCAGGTCGGCGCGAGTGACTACCTCACGGCGACAAAGGCGCTCGCCGTCCGCGAGGCAAAGCTCGCATTCGATCCGAACCTGATGCGCCTGCGCGAGATCAATCTCACGACGCCGTTTACCGACAACGCCGCATCGATGGGTGTGTGCACGCAATCGAACGGGCCCGTGATGCTGCTCAAGGCCGGCGCGACCGATTCGCACAGCCTCAGCCAACACGACGATCTCGGGACGACCGCGGGCACGGTCACCTCGATCACCTCGCTCGTGACGGACATCGCAAAGAACGGCGCGCGGATGGTAGCGATCGGCACCGGCGGGAACCGGTGTTGTTTCACGACGGATTTCGGCGCCAACTGGTCGGCGGGATCAGACCTCGGTGCGACGCCCGAGCGCATCATCTATAACTCGACGCATTCGCGTTTCATGGTCACGTTCGCGGCGGGCGTCAACGTCGCCCAGGATGTGGACGGGGCCTCGACGTGGGCCAGCGTGAGCAGCGGCCTCGCCACCGCGCAAGGCGGCATCGCGCACTTTTCGAACGGCGACACCGTTGTGTGCGGCTACTCCGGCGGATCGGCGGTGGAGATGGCTCGCTCGACAAACGGCGGAGGCGCCTGGAGCGCGACGGCGACGGTGCCGAACCCCACCGACTATGCAGACTCGGGCACGATCGTCGGAAACGGCGGCACGACGATCTATCACGCGGGGCGCACGACGGCCAACCGCCTCCGCATTTGCAAGACGACCTCGGCGATGAGCTGGTCTCTGCTCGCGGACATTCAACCGTTCGCGACGCTCACGTTCAAGCCGCGGATCCTGCTTTGCCCCGACACCGGCGTTCTCGTGGTCGTGTTCGCGTTCTCCGGCGGAACCCAGGCGGTCGTGAGCCGCGACGGCGGCGTGACGTGGTCCGATCGCGTGTTCTATCGCACGCGATTTAACAACTCGTTCGGCATCGCGCGCGGGCGCCTGTTCGCGACGGCCTTCAATTCGCTGTACGCAACCGACTTTCTCAACTGATGTTCTCGACGTTCCAGCATTTGCTGCCGCGCGCGCTCGCGTGGCGCACGACGATCGCGACGAGCCTGCGGCGCTACGTCGAGGGCCTCGCCGCCTTTGCCGGCGACGTGCGAACGTTCATCGATCAGGCGTACCTCGATCTATTCCCGCCCACGACGCGCGAGCTCGCGGCGTGGGAGACGGAATTCGCGCTGCCGGGCACGGGCACCGAGGACGATCGGCGCCTGCGCCTCGCCGCAGCGTGGCGCGCGCAGGGCGGGCAGTCGCCGGACTATCTGCAAAGCGTCGTGCAGGCGGCAGGGTTCACAACCGTATTCGTGCACGAGTGGTGGAGCAGCGGCCCTCCCTTTGTCGCGCTCGATCCCCGGAACTACACGACGCAGCCGCTGATCGGCGCCTACCAGTGCGAGGCGACCACGCCGTGGGAATGCTTCGATCCGATCCCGGGGCAGCAGCTCGCGCCGCATTGCGACGACAGCCTAGCGAACGAGCCGGGGTATCTAGTGAACCTCGATCTCACGCCGCGCTCGCCGCCGGCGGTGCCGGACGACCCGGCGTTTTGGCCGTACTTTCTCTATTTCTCGGGCGAGGTGTTCCCCGAGCTCGCCGCCGTCGATGCCGCGCGGATCGACGAGCTGAAGGAATTGCTCCTCAGCATTTGCCCGGCGCAGCAATGGATCGTGTTGCTCGTCGATCCCGTCGAGGCGCTCGAGCTCGCGGGCGAGGGATTTGGATCGGGCCCGATGGGTACCGCGGAACTAGGGAGTTAACATGAGCGCTCGAATCAAGATCAGCCAAGCCGGGCTCGCCGCCGGCACCGCCGGCCAGTCGCGCACCGACGGCCTCGCGACGGGCGCGCTCGTTACGCTCGAGGACGTGAGCGGCACGGGCAGCAGTACATTCCACTTGCTCGATGTGCCGTGGGACGACACGACCTCGGTCGCCTCGCTCGCGGTGACGGGCGATCCGGACATCTGGACGTTCTCGCCGCAGGCCTCGCGGTACGGCAGCTATCGGATCGAGCTGCGCGACGACGGCATCCCCGTCGAGCGCCGGATCTTCGGTGTCCGCACGCCCGCGAACGCGCTGCTCATCCCCGCGCTGAACGAGCGCGCGAGCCGGCACGCATCGCTGGCAAACGCCGGCGCCGATCAGATCGATCTGTGCGAGCAGAACGCGAACGACTTCCCGCTCTCGGCGCTCAATAACCGTCGTTACGCCGGGTGGTGGCGCTCGCTCGTCGAGCTCTATCGGATCGTCGAGTTCGGGACGGGCAGCATCGCGAACAACGCGCTCGCGCTGATCAAGCTCGTGCAAGCGTCGAGCGCGCCCTCCGTGATCGGCGCGATGAGCAACGGGAACTTTTCGGAGATCACGCAGGCGACGCTCGCGGCATCGATGCGCGGCCTCGGCATGACCGTTGCCACGGGTGGCAAGCTTCAGACGCGCATTCGCCCGCGCCGCCTGAAAATGGAAGAACGGTTCCTCTCGGGCAACGCGACGAGCGGGCAGATCGGGCAGCTCGGGTGGAACCTACTCGGCAGCGGCACGCCGGCGTTGAATCGCGTCGATGTGGCGACCGAGGGCACACTCGAAAAGATCGACCTCGTTACGAGTGCGGCCTCGGGTGATCGGTCGAGCCTCGTGCTCGGGGAAACCGAGACGCGCAAGGTCGGCACCGCGACAAACCTCGTGCTGCTGCAATGCGCGTGGGGCGGCGCGCTCACGAGCCGCCGGTGGTTTTTCGGATTCAATTCCAATTTCGCGACCGAACCGAGCGCGGCGGTGTCCGCGCTCGGCATCTATTACGACAGCGCGGTTTCGGCGAACTACCAGATCATCGCGCGCGACGCGAGCGCCGGCTCGCCAGTGAATACCGGCGTCGCGGTGCCGAACGATACCGCCGAGCTGATCACGATCGAGCAGCTCACGACGGGCTCGTTCAAATTCTATTCGGGAAACACGCTCCTCGGCACCATCTCGAGCGGCGTGCCCACGGCCGCGATGAATCTAGGCTGGAGACTCGAGACGCTCACGACGGCGACGAGAACCCTCAAGCTGGGTTACTTCAATTGGGAAGCGAACGCGCTCGCGAGCTTCGATGATGATGCGTTCCTCGAGGCGTGAGACATGACAGCCACGAATCTCGAACGTGCGATCGCGATCCTGCTCGAGGAGGAGGGCGGGCTAGTGGACGACCCGCAGGATCCGGGCGGGCTCACGAAATACGGGATCTCGCAGCGCTCCTATCCGAACGTGGACATTCGAGCGCTCACGCCCGCGAGCGCGACCGCGATCTATGCGCGCGACTTCTGGCCAGCGTGCGGCGCGGACCGGCTACCGTGGCCGCTGTGCTCGTTCGTTTTCGATCACGCGGTCAACGCCGGCGCCGTCGCGGCGATCAAGTGTTTGCAGCGTGCTTGCCACGTGGGCGCGGACGGGCAGCTCGGGCCGCTCACGCTCGGCGCCGTTGCGCGCGCGGATCAGCGATTGCTGTGCAGGCA